TTTGAAATTTTCGCTTGATGCAGGTTAAACCGTGCCGGCGCGTGCGGCGCCACCCCTGGCGAGCCCGTCCTGACGGGCCCACCCGTTTCGCGTATGATGGCGCCCTTCGCTTCCCTCCCGCCTACCGCAACGTGACCGAACAGCACACCCCCTACCGCGGCCGCCGGCTTTCGGTCGCCCCGATGATGGACTGGACCGAGGAAACGCATTCCTCATAGTGCGGCGGGTGGGTTTGTAGCAGATTTGTAGCACCGAGAATTCTTGAGCCGGTGCTACAAAGGGATGAGTGGGGAGGGGCTTTTATGCGGCGGGATTGCGGGTGTGATCGGGAACATGCCCACTCTCAGGCAGTGGCCTCACTGCGCAGCTTGTCCATATAGGCTGCTACGTCGCGGATGTCAGCGTGGAGCGGATCTCCGGACATCGGTATCGGGAATGTCTTCGCCGACCGCTGGTTGTACGCCGTCTTCATCGACATGCCGATCGCCTCGCATACTTCCTTCAGCGTCAGCCGCGGCTTGTTGTAGATCGAGAGGAGCAGGAATTCGGTCTTCATCGTTAAAACTCTTGTGCTTTGATTGAGGCGAGGCCCGGGCTGGCCTCGCCTGTTGGTCCAACTACGTAAATCGCTTGAGCGGGCAGCGCCGATCGTGCGGCTGTCCCAGCTGGTGGCCGCACGCGACGCACTTCGACGGGCTGCGGGTGATGTAGCTAATCATGGTCGTCACTCGCATTTTTAGAATGGGAGGCCGTCGTCGCTGGGTGCGCTCGTCAGAACCCGTTGCCAGGCGGTGGTGAATCCTGTGTGCACCCTAGCTGTCCTGTTCCAAGCCGCCAGCGCGCTTTCCTCCGTGTCGCCCCACGGGCCGCTCGCACCACAGCCGCCGCAATGCACCGCGCTCGGAAATTGCTCTGGCGGATAACCCTGGCGCTCCACCTCGCTGACGATAAGCTCAAACCCATTACAGTGAGGGCAGCGCCCGATGTTGCCTTCTCTCGAGTAAAGCTTGTCGCCCTCGTACTTGTAAATCGTGAGGCGCTTGGTCATGGCCGCGACGGTTACGCAGTCGTCGCAGAGAAATGCGCGTTCTGCGGCGCTCCGTGGGTCGTCAACGTGAGGGTCGCAATTCATGGTGCACTGCTTGGTTTGCGGGTCGAACCGCTGCAGTTCCACGGGGTCGGCGCGCTGGAAAACGATCGGTTGCTGTTGCCTTGTAGGAGGCAGTTTTTTCGACGCTAGCTTGCGGTCGGCCATCATGTGGCCTTTCGCGGCGGCGCGGCCCGGGCGCCGGCGTGCAGCACTGGCGGGAGCGGCTGCCACCACCATTGCAGCCACATGTGCAGGACCAGGTTCCCGATGGTGAAGAGGTCTGGTCCCATGTCAGGTCTCCGTACGCGCGTCTGGCGCGCTACTGGTGATGAGGTCGGCCGGCACGTCGAAGAACCCCAGCTGGCCCTTGAACGGCACCAGTGGGAAGGCGCGGGCCTGGCTCAGCACAAACCCGTACGGGCCGAAGAACCACGGCGACGCGCATTGGTCGACCGAGCCGTTGCAGTGGGCGATCCCGACAAGGCCGCCGCGCTCGATCAGCTTGCGCTCCGGCAGCTTGATGTGCTGCAGCCGCGGCTCGTCGGCCAGCCAGTCGGCGACGTCGTCATATTCGTCGTCGGTCATGCCCTTCGAGGCATGGATCAGCAGCGGCCCGACATAGCGCGTCGACCACTTCCGGTTTTCGATGTCCTTGTAGTCGTTGACGATCAGCCATGCCCACGGCTGGCGGACGGAAAGGGCGCGCATCAGGTACCGCCTTTCTCGCCCGAATCCTGGGCAGCTGCTCTGTCGCTCTCGACTTCCAAGATGATGCGGTAGCCGATGCCGATCTTTCCCGGCGTGGGGTGCGGCTGATACCAGCACAGATACCAGCAGTCCTCGCCTTCGCGCTTCCAGCACTTGCCGTCGTAAGTTCCAGACGGATAGCTGTTGGAATAGTCGGACAGCCCTTCGACCTGGCGCGGAGACAGCAGCACATGCGTGTCATCCATCGGCGCCTCGCGAATATCGGCAGGCTGCCGCCAGTGACGGCCAAGCGGGTCGGTCATTTGCGGAATCACGCTGCACCGCCTTTCTCGGCGGTTGGCTGGACGCTGGTGTTGCGGCGGGCCCAAACCCACACCGGTCCGTCCTCGGTGTCGTGAATCGAGAACGTGAACCAGCCTTCGCCTTGCGGCGGCGGGGGCGTCCACGCGGACACATCGGTCGAGCCTTCGTCGAAATAGGCCTGCCAGACGGGGTGCGTGTCCGGCTCGTACTCAAGCATCTTGAAGGTCGTCTCCAACCCCTGTGCGGCCAGCCAGGCCTTGTACCGTGCCATGTCCTCGCCGAAGTCGGGAATGCCTGGGTGCGACCACCAACCATCTTTGTCGCGTACGACGTCCATCGGCTGGATCATCTCGTTATTCATCATTTTTCATCCTCGCTTAATTGCCTTCCGCTCGCTCGCGCGCACCGCCTCTTCCAGTCCCCGCCCCAGCTGGCGCCGGATCTCCTCCGGCGAGGGTGGCGGCGTGCGTTCGTTGGCTCGCCTGGCCATGTATTCGCGTACCAGCTGGGCTGGCGGGTGGGTCACCTGCGTCATCGCTGCCTCCTGTGATCGGGGCGTCAACTGTCAGCTGGTCTATGCGCGCCAGCAACGCACTGCGGTATTGGCCCAGCGTCTGGCACGCCGCCGCGTGGCCGTCGTCGGCCACCAGCTGGCGCACCGACGCCAGGGCTTGCTGCCGGTCGACCACTACGCCGCCAGCGCGCGCTGGGCCGCATCGGCCGGCGGGCGGGTGTGCTGGTCGAAATCGCCCATGTCCAGCCCGTGCATCAGGTACTCGCGGAACGCCTCGATGCCGCCGTTGTCGATCTCGGCGCGCACCGCCAGGTAGAAGCGCGGCAGGTGGCGCGGCGGCACCTCGAGCACGGCCAGCCGGCGGTCCGATTCGAGCACCGGCAGGAACTCGCTCGAGGTCGACAGGAACACAAAATTGACCCGGTTCTTGCGCACCAGCCGGCCGCCGCTGCCGACGATAGCGGCGCCCTGCAACGCCATCGAAGTGACCAGTTCCTTCAGGCGCGTCGCGTTCTTCTTCGAGAACGGGCCTTCGAAGACCGCCAGGCGCGCCCCGCCGGCCCAGCGGTGGACGCCCGCGTGCAGCTGCGACGCGTCGAGCGCGCGCACGCTGTTGTCGGCATACACCTGGCGCATGATGGTGTTGAAGAACAGGCTCTTGCCGGTGCCTGCCTCGCCGTTGACCACCAGCCCCATATCCATCTTGGCGCCCGGGTTGCGCAGCGGGTAGGCCAGCCAGTGCAGCACCCACTCGCACTTGGCCTCGTCGTAGTCGCACAGGTGCAGCAGCAGCGCCTTGATGTTGGCGAAGTTGGGCGGCTGGTGGTGATGGGCCCGGCCGAAGATCAGGCCGAGGATCGCGGCGAAGTACAGGTGCAGCTTCTGGAACGTAGCTTTCATCGATTTCTCCCTAAGATTTATAGTGGGTAGAACGGGACTTCTGGTGCGCCTTGGTGAAACTGAAATTGACGGCGTGCCCGCGTCGCAGCACTGCCCGGGCGACTTGAGCTCGGTCGTGGTGGCTGCTGTCCGACTGGCGCAGCAGCCCCAAATAGCTGTTAGCCGCCGCAAACACGTCCTCCGGCGCCATCGCGCCCAGCCGGCTGATCGCCTGGCCCACGGTGCGCCGGCGGGTACGGGTGTGCCATGGCTTGATCACGTGGCCCACGAAGTCGACGCCGCGCGCCACCGGCTGCAGGATCGTCTTCGTCGGATTCAGACGGGCGCCGAGGGTCGCCGGCAGGAACGCGTCGATGCTGGCCAGCGCGCCGTTCAGCCACTGCGGCGACTCGTGCAGCAGCACGAAGTCGTCGACGTAGCGCACGTAATGCCGCGCGTGCAGCTGGTGCTTGGCGTACTGGTCGAGCGCGTCGAGGTAGATGTTGGCGAAGAACTGGCTCGACAGGTTCCCGATCGGCAGGCCCAGGTGCTCAGGCTGGCTGGCCAGACGTTTGTGCGGGGGCACCTGGTCGATCAGCCAGCGGTCGCCGCGCAGTTCGAAGTCCTGGCGCGGGTCGTGGAACAGGATCACGCCGGCCAGCCACAGCCACCACGGCTCGGTGACGCGCGCGCCGATCTGGCGCCATAACACCTGCTTGTCGATCGCGACGAAGAAGTTAGCCAGGTCGCACTTCAGGTACCACAGCGGCCGGCTCCAGTTCTGGGACGCGCTGCGGATCTTGCTTTCCAGGCGCTGGGCCGCGTACAGCGTGCCGCGCCCCGGGATGCAGGCGCAGGTGTCGCTGATGAACGAGCGGTAGAAGCGCGGCGCGATGCGGTTGTACAGCAGGTGGTGCACGATGCGGTCGCGGAAGTCGGCGGCCCACACCTCGCGCGCCCTGGGCCGGGTGACGATGAAGCAGATCGAGCGGCCGGGCCGGTAGCTGCCGTCCTGCAGCTGGTCGCGCAGGCTCGCCAGGTTGCGCTCCCGGTCCTGCTCGAAGGCGGCGGCGCTGGCGGAATTGCGTTTGGTCTTGCGGCAGTCGAGGTAGGCTTGCACCAGCTCCTCGAAAGAAAAATCAGCATGGTGGCGACCGGGATAATCTGCGGACCGCGCGAGCGCGGAGGCTGGCCGACTTGTTGTTGTTGTTCTGGTTGCCGTTGTTGAAGTTCTGATTCCAGGCATAGTCGTCGTTGGCAGCGTGCTGCGTGTATTCGTGCTATCTACATCGCCCCGACGAAGGCCGCGGCGGCCGATCAGCGGGGAAACTGCGCCAGACCTGCCCGAACACTGTCGGGTGGTATCTGCGGTGCGCATGGCGGTGGCCTTGTGGGCCAGCGGCACGACCAGATTAAAAGTTCGCACAGTCATGGTGGCCGTGACCATCACGAAGCGGGCGACGTTGCGGAGCGGCGCCATCCACTGGCCTGCTTGCCGATGCTGGTGGTCAGGTCGACCGCCCGGGCATACTGCTTGACCGAGATCAGGCGCTTGTCCTGCGACAGGCGCAGCAGCAGCTCCGCCACCTGCAGTCGCTCGATGAGCCCCTGCAGGTGCGGCGCCTTGTCCCGCGCCGTATTGGCGCGGAAGACCAAGATCGTGATCTTGACCACCTCGTCGCGGATCGCCCCGCCAATCGATGCCTTGAAGTCGCGCGGCATGTTCTTGGCGAGGTCAGTAACGACGTCGAGGAGGTCGTAAGCAGCCTTGTAGATCGGCAGCTGGGTGTGGAGTGCCATGCTGAAAAAGGGCTAAATTACTGAATGATTAATCTGCGGACCGCGCGAGCGCGGAGGCTGGCCGACTTGCCGTTGGTGAACTGGTAGCCGTAGTAGAAGTACTGAAACCAGGCATCGTCGTCGTCGGCAGCGTGCTGCTCACCGGACCAATACCATGCAGACTTGAACTCGTGCTTCAGGTTCGCGTAGAGCAGGGCCTGCTCGCGCCGGGTCGGCAACTCGCCGCCGGCTTGGGCCGCAAAGTCCTTCGCTTCCACCCAAGTCACGCGTTCCGCCTCGCCCGGCAGCAGCACCAGGTGGTGATCCGGCTGGCCATCCAGTCCGAGGATCAGGCCGGCGTACACCTCGCCCGCCTTGAGGTTCTCCGCGATCCATTGGGCCTTGCTTGACGCCAGCTTGGCGACCACGCCGCCCACCTGGTGCTGTTCTTGTACTTTCTTCATGGTCACTTATCCTGAAATGGATGAAGGGTTAAATGGGCAATCTGCGGACCGCGCGAGCGCGGAGGCTGGCCGACTTGCTGGTGAGGCTCTGGTAGCCGTTGCCGAAGTACTGATACCAGGCATAGTCGTCGAAGGCAGCGTGCTGCGTGCTCGACCAGTACCACTCGTCGGCAAACGCCTGCTCGCCACCCGCGGCAAAGTCCGGCGCCGACGTCTGTGCAGGCAGGTCGCGGCTGTAGGCGAAGCTTGCCGGCACCGCCGACACGTTCATGCCCGAGCGGCCATACAGCGTATTTTCATCGGCGGTCGGCTTCAGGTTGCGGTACAGGATCTCCAGCTCGTCCTGGCTCGGGATGTACCAGTCCGTGTGGCCGCCGACCTGCAGGCCACGCGCCCACTGCGCCAGCTCGCTGCCCGCTTCGGCCATCGCAGCCGTGTTCTGCATGCCGTCGCAGTAGCTGTCGGCGCCGGCCACGCGCCGCCTGGAGCCGAGCCAGGCGATAGCTTCGCGCTCGCCCTCCGCCTTGGGGGCAACGATCAGCGCGTGCAGCACGCCGGCGATCAGGATGCGGCCGGCGTAGAAACCGCCAGCATAGGGCGTACCGGGCACGGCGGGGATGACGTCTTGGGTTTTCACGTTTTCTCCTTCTTGGGTGATTGATGGTTATTGTTTTTCTGGAGGCTCAGGCATCGGCATCCAGTGGGTCACGAGTTCCTCGGCGATGATGTCGGCGGTGACATAGCGCCACACGTCGCCGTCGCGATAGCCGGCCCAAACGTCCTCGTAGGTCAGTGCGACCAGCACCATCATCTCGTCGTCGGGCAGGCGTTCAGTTACGGGAATCCAGGCGTTCATCAGCGGCGAGCTCTTGCGCTTACGGCTTGCCGATCAGGACCACAAAACCGGCTTCGCGCGCCCGCTCCACGTACGCCTTGAACGCATCCTCGATCGCGTTCTCGGCGCGGTCCAGCTCGTACCAGAACTTGAGCTTGCCGGCGTTCAGGCGGTACTTCAGGCGCGCGCGCACCCGGTAGCCGTCGCCATTCTTGAACAGGCGCACCCCGATCACGAACTCGCGCGGGATCTCGACCGAGCCTTCGGACGCGCGCGCGTCGATCGTCTCGCTGTAGGCGAACTGCACCTGGCCGTTATCCAGGCGCCGGCTGGACTTGAAGTCGACCGAGGTCTTGGCCTGCAAGGTCAGCGCCACCTTCAGCAGCGCGTCGCCGGACGGCTCGACCACGTCGGCGATGTTGTCCTCGATGAAGATCGCGAACGCTTCCTGCTCGAGCGGCTTGGCGTTGTTCGCCAGCCAGCCGGCGAACTCGCGGCTCAGCTCGGCCTTGTAGACGGCGCGCAGGTCGCGCCAGCCGGCGATGTCGGCGTGGTGGTCGTGGTCGTTGAGGACGGCGGTCAGGGTGCGCGCGTCCGGGTCGGCGTAGACGTAGGTGGCGTCCTTGGCGCCCTGGTCGACGACGAACAGGTTGAAGCTGGCGATGTCGCCCAGCTGCACGGTGCCGTGCTTGCGGCGCGGGTGCGGGCCGGTGCGCTCGATCGCGCCGGTCAGGTCGATGTGCTGGTGGTCCTTCGGCAGCACCAGGTGGCTGGTGCCTGCCACCTCCTGGATGGCGGCAGCCGCCAGCGACAGTGCGCCGATCTGCGCGATCGCGCTGGCGTCGAGGTGCAGGTGCTCCTGGGCTGCGACTGCGGTCCCGATCGCCAGGCCTGCCGCTTGGTTGTTGTTGGTTTCGTTCACGTCTATGCTTCCTTGAAGGTGGTGGGTTGGGGGCTGCTGGCATCGCGCAGCTCCAGCGACTGCTGGCGCGGGTGGTTGCGCGACAGGTCGTTGGCGTCGGTCAGCCAGAAGAAGTCCTCGCCGCGATCCGGCTGCGGCAGGTCGACCGTGGTGGTGTCGGAGATCACCACCTTGTCGACGTCGGCGCCGCGGCCGGCGGGCTTGATCTTGAGCTTGAGCGTGATGGAGCCGCCCTTGCCGGTCTCCTTCACTTTCGTGAGCAGCTCGTTCAGCTGGCTGCTCAGCTCAGCATGTACGCGGCCGTCGCGTACCTCCTGCAAAAACACGGCAAAGGCTTTGGTGGCCATGGTGCGCTCCGGATCAGTACTTCTTGCCGCCATCGGCCAACCGCGCCTCGGGCTTGTGATCGGCGCGCTGCATGTTGAACGCGATCTTCTCGGCGATTGCCGCGCCCAGCTCGAAGCCTTCGCTGCCGGCCAGGTCGAAGATCCGGATCACGGCGTCGGCCAGTTCGACCTCGAACATCTTGCGATGCGGGAGCTTGTCGTCCATCAGGTCCTTGCGGTGGCCCTCCATCGCTTCGGCCACCTCGGAGGTGATGAGCATCAGCATTTCGCCGGTGTTGCGCTGGATCCGCTCTCCGGAGCGCGGGTCGTGCCACCAGCCGCCGGCCACGGCGGCGCCATGGCACTGCTGGTTGAGGATTTGGCCAGCCGTTTGCAGCGCTGGCACGTTGAGTGCGAAGTTCATGGTTCTCCCTAGTCGCGATCGTTCGCTTGCAGCTTCTTCACATCCACCCGGTCGCGGCGCTGCATGTGCCGGCGGGCGAGCACCAGGACGATGATCCTGAGGCTGGGGTCTTGCAGCACCTCGTCCAGCGGCGTCGCGGTCTGCATCGCCAGGCGGGCGACTTCGAGGGCGGCGCGGTCGGGCGCGATGCGTTGCATGGCGGGTCAGTGCAGCGCCGCGGAATCGCTGTCCGGCTGGGTCGGGCCCGGCGTCGGCCGCTGCGGCTGCGGGGTCGAGAACAGCGCCCACAGCGCCTGGTCGAGCTCGGCCTCGCCGAGGCCCTCCATCTTTCCGGACAGGCGCGCAATGAAGCAGTGCAGGCGCGCCTCGGTGTTGGCCGGCTCGGACGCGGTGGCCTTGGCCGCGCATTCCAGGATGCCGGCCCGTAGCTGCTTAGCCGTTGCCATGGTCGTCTCCGTCGGTGGCGCCGGCCGGGGGCGGCGACTTGCTGCCTGGCTTAAGGATATGCAGCAGCAGCTCGTCCATCGCATCTTCCTGGTAGACCTTCATGTAGCCACGCAGGTAGCCAATGAAAGCGCGGGCCCGGTCACCACTCTGGTCACCCAGGTACTTTTCGCTGTCCACAAACTGCGCGCTGTCGGCAAGCGCGCGGCGGAATTCGTCGATTGAGTGGAACGCCATGGCCTACCCCAGCGCCTTGACGCTGATGCCGCACGGCGCATCCCCGAACAGCTCGGCGGCGTCGAGCGCGGCCTGGCTGCTCGAGCGCGCCAGCGCGCTGTAGCGGATGCAGCCGGTCGCGCTGCGCACGGTGATGTGGAAGGTCTTCATGCGCGGCCCCGGGCGGCGGCGAGGGCTTTGCGGCGGGAAGCCGGGATCGTGATCTTTGCCTCGCTGATCGCGTCGAGCAGGTAGACCGCGCCCTTGTGCGGGACGTTGGTCAGTGCGATGGTGTCAGCGCGCAGCGGCGCGCCGGGCAGCCAGTCGTCGACGATGCGGGTCTTGCCGTAGTGGCGGGCGAGGGCGCTGGCGTGCGTGCTTTTGCCGCAGCCTTGGGGGCCGTAGATGACGATCCCAGCGCCTGCGATTCTGTTGCTTTTGTCCATCGTGCGACTCCAAAGAATTGTCTCGATGGATAAAGTATAGAACAGCTATACATCGCAAGTAAAGAAAAACTATACCTTGCTTGCAAAAAAATGCCCGCACGCGGCGGGCGGATACGAACTGGGAATCGACCTGAAGTGAAAGTGCGGCGTGCTGCGGTTATTCTTGGATCGTCGTCAGGATGCCGTTTTCAAAATAGAGATACCGGGAGCCGTAATAGACCCATTGCTCATGTACGCCACTTTGCGTAGTGGTTCGATGCACGCCATTGGGCTGGCCCCAAGAAGTATTCGACAGAATGTCCCGCTGAGACATCCCGATTCGCGGCTCGGGTTTCGTAGCAAATACAGGTTCAACAGTTCCGGCGTAGGGTGAATCTTTACTCACGAGCTTGCAGCGATCACTCGGCACCTTTTGGCTGGCCTTGTAGGTGCGCCCGGCGGAGTCAATGCATCGCCAGGTCTCGGCGTGCGCAGTCACTGCAGCAGTCAGCAGAGCAAGGCAGCCGACCGCCATGCACGATAAGCGATTCATCATGGCGCGCTTGTCCATGTTTTCCCACATTACAACCTCCCGGTGACAACGCGGCCTGGTTGGTAAACGACACGGCCCACGATTTTGAGCTCGCCACTCTTGGCATTGATGGGCCCGAACTCGGGATTAATAGAGTGCAGATACCACTGCCCGCCGCGATACAGCATTTGTTTAATGCATGCCTCGTGATCAAAGAGCAGGGCATAGAGCTCGCGGCTGATCGGCCTGGTATCGCTGATGTCGACAACGACAATGTCGTCCTCAAAAAACATTGGCTCACCGCTTCTGCCCCTGACCGCGAATGCCCTGAGATTGTGCGGGTCGAGCTGCAGTCGCGTGATCACGTCGACAGGAATATGAAGGTCTTCCCCATACGTCTCGTCATATACCGGTTCCAGGCGCATCACGCCGGCCCGCAGCGTAACCTTCACGCGCTTGATGGGGACGGTGTCTGGCTCCGCGCCGATCCGGATGCGTGCCGCGGGCCGGATCGATGCATACTCGGCTCCTGGTTCCGCTACCGAGTCCGGAGTACTTTCACTTGCTCCGCCGGCTGCGGCGAGCAGTTCCTGCGGCAACCTGCGGTCAGTGATCTTGGCGATCGCCATCAGCTGCTTCAAGTTGGGGCTGTGCTTCTGGGTCTCCCAGTGTGAAATATTGGCCTTAGTGAACCCGCGCTCCTCGCCCAGTTCGAGGGCAAGCTTTGCCCCCAGGGCTTCTTGCGATAGCCCGGCGTCCTTGCGCGCCTCTCTTACCCAAGTCGCAATCATTTGATCCATTTTCCCCATGGAACGGGATGGTATAGGAAATCTAAACAGGAAAGGTATAGAATTACTTGACCATTGGGTATAGAGTAACTATACTTTGCTTGCCCACTATGCTTACTCAGAAGAAAATGACCCCAGAAGCAGCGCTCGACCAAGCATCCGAGATCGTCGGTTCAATGCAGGCGTTAGCCGAAAAGCTCCACGTTACCAAGGGGGCCGTCGGGCAGTGGAAGCTGCCGTCGCGCCGCATTCCGGCCGAGCACTGCCCCGCGATCGAGCGCCTGACTGGCGGGGTCGTGCGCTGCGAGGTGCTCCGGCCCGATGTTGACTGGGCAATTGTCCGTGCTAGCCCTGCGCTCGAAACCGCCCATGCCCCCGCGCGCCGCAAGGATGACCCGCCAACGCCGCCCGCGCCCGGTCCGCACCGCCGCAAGGACGATCTTGTGGCCGGCCGGCCTTAGCGTCACCAGCAGCACCAGCGCGCCATCCCGATGCAGCAGTACGGCCCGCACCACGGTCGGCCTGGCGCGCGAGTGAAGAATTTCCAAGAGGAAATTTTTTTGCCGTAGGGGAGATTGAACATTCATGAACGGCTCCAAGAGTTGCTCAAAGTTTATTTCCAGTTGTTATTAATTGCACCATTCAAAAAGGTCGGCCCCGCATGAATCTCCTCGATGCTTTCTACCAAACCGTGCACGGCGCCGCCGGCGGCTGCGAGGCGCTGGCGGTGCGCCTGGGCATGTCGGCGGCGGTGCTGCGCAACAAGGCCAACCCGAACAGCCCGCACAACAAGCCGCTGCTCGAAGACGGCGACCGCGTCATGGGCATCACCGGCGATCACCGCATCCTGCACGCGCTGGCGCAGAACCATGGCTATGTGTGCGTCAAGGTGGAGGACGAGTCGACCGCGTCCGACCTGGCCGTGCTCGAGCTGGTGACCAAGGTCTGGACCACCAACGGCGAGGTCGGCGCGGAGCTCAGCCAGGCGCTGGCGGACGGCAAGATCACCCGCCGTGAACTGGAGCAGATCAGGAGCGCGGTCAAGCGCGCCGAACGGGCGCTGGAGGAAGTGGTGGCGCGCCTCGAAGGGATGGCCGAGCGATGAACGCCGCGCCGATCGACACCCTGGTCGTGCACAGCCGCGGCAGCGCCGCGCGCCTGTTCGACGAGCTCAAGCTGCGCGGCGGCCTGCGCACCGACGCCGCCTTGGCCGCCCTGCTCGAGATCGTGCCGACCAACCTCTGCCGGATGCGCCAGGGCCACATCCCGCTCGGCGCCAGCGTCATCCTGCGCGTGCACGAATGCTTCGGCCTGCCGGTGGCCGAGATCCGCGCGCTGTCCGGCGCGCTGCGCCGCGTCGACTAATTTTTTTTGGCCTGCGAAAACAAGAGATGAACTCCCCCAGTGTCGAGAAGACTCTAGCACCGTGTCCAGCCCGTACGGCTGAGCAAAGTCATATGTTGTGCACGGACCCGGTCGAGCGCATCCGCCCGGCCACCGAAAAGCGCCACATCCGCAAGCATTACGAAGGCCTGCTGGCCCAGCTGGCGGCGGAAGGGACGGGCGATGGCCACGCTTAGCCAGGTCCTCGACCAGATGCAGGGCGCCGGCCTGCCGCTGCTGCCCTCCGGCCACCCGCTGCTCGACGGCAAGGTGTACCGCTTCGGGCCGAAGAAAAAGGCCTGGTACGTGCTGCGCGAGCTCACCCTCAACAACGGCAAGTGCGTGGTCACCGGCAGCTTCGGCATCTGGCAGGGCACCGACAACAACGCCATCCCGGTCACGATCGACTGGGAAGGCGTGTCGGCGGAAGAACGCGCCGAGGCCGAGCGCAAGCAGGCCCAGCACCAGCGCGAGGAAGCGGAAAAGAAACAGCGCGACGCCGAACTGGCCGCCAACCGCGCGCGCGACGAGTGGAAGGCCGCGCTCGAGGCCAGCGCGCACGGCTACCTGGAGCGCAAGCGCATCGGCGCCGAAGGCACCCGCGTCAACGACAAGGGCCTGCTGCTGGTCCCGGCCCGCAAGTACAGCCGCGACGGCGCCGTGCTGGCCGGCCTGCAGAAAATCCGCCCGGACGGCGCCAAGCGCTTCAGCTCCGGCATGGACATGATCGGCGCCTGCTGCCTGCTCGGTCCCATCGACGCAGCCACCCCGCTGATCGCGATCGCCGAAGGCTACGCCACCGCCGAAACCGTGCGCATGGCCACCGGCCACCAGCTGCCGGTGATGGTCGCCTTCAACGCCGGCAACCTGCTGGCCGTCGCGCGACAGCTGCGCCGCGACTTCCCCGCCGCCCACCTGCTGCTGCTGGCCGACGACGACATGCGCATCCTGGCGCGCCTGCGCGAGGCCCTGCTCGAGGATTACGACGTGGTGTGGGAACCGCAGGTCGACGGCGCCGACCACCGGCTGGAGGCGGCCAGCGGCGACATCGTCACCGTGCGCGCGCGCTGGCGCAGCGACCCCACCGGGACCGACTACATCGAGGCCGACATCCGCGCCGGGCGCTCGGTCAAGACCCGTACCTTCAAGAACGCCGGCATCGCCTGCGCCCGCGCCGCCGCCGCCGCCGTCGGCAACGCCTCGGTCGTCTGGCCGGTCTTCGCCGACCGCCGCGACGACACCTGGTCCGACTTCAACGACCTGTACCTGGCCGAATCACTCGACGTCGTACGCTTCCAGGTGCTGGCCGCGCGCTCCCGCGCCCTCGCTGCTGGCGCAGCGCCGGGTGCTGATGCCGTCGCCGTGCTCGATCATGTCGACGCGGCGCCGCTCCCTCCGCCCCCTCCCGTGGAGGAAGCGCCCGCCGGCGCACTGCGCGTGCCCACCCTCGAGGTGCTGCTGTCGCACTTCTGCCTGGTGTACCCGACCACCGACGTCTGGGACAGCCTGCGCAAGCAGCGCCTGAAGAAAAGCGCCTTCACCGCCTGGGTCGGCAAGGAACTGGCCAGCCAATGGGAAAAGGACCCCAAGCGCCGCACCATCCTGCGCGAGTCGCTGCCCACCCTGGTCGGCGGGCGCGCCGTCGAAGGGGGTGCGGGGGGCGGCAAACTGGGCGAGATGCTCGACAACCTGACCCTCCTGCGCGGCACCGAGACCGTGTGGGACGCGATCGGCCAGCAGGTCATGTCGCTGGGCGCGGTGCGCGCCGACTACACCGCCGAACTGACCTCGAAGTGGCAGGAGCATGCCCAGCGCAAGACCATCGAGGCCAAGAACCTGGTGTTCGACCCGACCCAGCAGGCCGACCCGGTCACCCACGTCAACATCTTCGGCGGCTGGCCGCTGACCCCGAAGGCCCGCCCCGAACTGGTGGCGCCGATCCTCGGGCTCCTGGCCTCGCTGTGCGACGCCGAGGACAAGGCCGACGAGTGTGTCGAGTGGATCCTGCGCTGGCTGGCCTACCCGCTGCAGCACCCGGGCGCCAAGATGCAGACCGCGCTGCTGATGTTCGGCGAGAAGCAGGGCACCGGCAAGTCGCTGTTCTTCCAGGACGTGATGCTGCCGATCTACGGCGAGTACGGCGGCGTGGCCAGCCAGCACCAGCTGGACTCGACCTTCACGGCCTGGCGCAGCCGCAAGCTGTTCATGCTGTTCGAGGAAGTGCTGTCGCGCGACGACCGCTACAGCCACAACGGCACGCTCAAGTACATGATCACCGGCAAGTCGATGAGCATCAACCAGAAGAACTTGCCGGAGCGCGACGAGCGCAACCACATGAACAGCGCGTTCCTGTCGAACGAGCCGCAGCCGATCCCGATCGAGCTGGAAGACCGCCGCATGATGGTGATCGAGGCGCGCCGCAAGCAGGACAAACAATTCTACGACGCGGTGTCGGCCGCGATCGCGGCCGGCGGCTGCGAGGCGTTCTACCACTTCCTGCTGGCCTTGCCGCTGGACGACTTCAACGAACACACCAAGCCGCCGATGACGCTGGCCAAGGAACGCGTGATCGAGTTCGGCCTGAACAGCTGGATGAGCTTCCACCGCGCCTGGAAGGACGGCTACCTCGACGCCCCGTACTGCAGCTGCCTGTCGGAGGACCTGTACATCATGTACAAGCGCTGGTGCGACCGCAGCGGCGAGAAGCCGCTCACGTTGTGCAAGTTCGCGGGCCTGATCGCCAGCCGCGAGACCAAGAGCAAAAAGCCGGTGGTGGTCGGGAACAAGCCGAAGGCCACGCGCATGGTGTTCGTGGTCGACAACCCTGACTACCCCGACACCCTGGATGAGCAAATAAAAAAGTTCAGGCACCTGGCAGACATTCGTGCGGACGGCGCATTGCAGGGCTGAGCAGGGTTGCGCACCAACCCTGCAACGCCAGAACCCGCATGAACAGTGGGTTCCAGCAGGGTAGGCAGGGTTTGCCCGGTGTTGCGCACATAGGCGCGAATTGTTGTGTTGGATTGGTGTGATGTTTTTTTTGCCGGGGCTATATAAAACAACCCTGCAAGTGTACCTACCCTGCTGTCAGCCAGTGCTGGTGCGGGTTCCAGCGTTGCAGGGTTGGAAAACAAGGCGGCAACGGCTGCATAAAGGAGTGAAAGCGATGTTCAAGCTGAGCGTGAAAGACAACTTCCCCGACATCGCGGCGCGCCTGCAGCAGCTCGGCCGCCAGGCGCCGTTCGTCGCCGCCGTGGCGCTGACCCGCACCATCCAGGACGTCAAGAAAGCCGAAGTCGACGAGATGCGCCGCGTGTTCGACCGCCCGACCGCGTACGCGCTGAACGGCCTGTTCGTCAAGGCCGCCACCAGGACCAACCTCGAAGCCCGGGTCTGGGTCAAAGACAACCCGTTCGGCAAGGGCACCCCGGCCGACCGCTTCCTGCTGCCGCACATCAACGGCGGCGGCCGCCACCAGAAGGGCATGGAACGC